AAGTAAGCAAAGAATATACTCCTTCAGGAAATCTGTCCGCATTTAACAATAATACAAATATAAATATTAGAAGACCTGATAAAAATAACAAAGAATGTCCTTGGAATGGAGGTGCAAGCGCTGGTTCCGGTTTAGGAGGAATGACACCTTCTTCTGAACAATTTGGTAAAGTAAGTAAAATGCCGCAGTTCTATCAACAGTCTATTCATTGCGAAAGAATTCAACCAGATATATTAGACGCATTTAAACGTAACCCTTACACGCAAAGTTTGCACAGCTACGGTGGTATATAAACCATGAATAGTAATAAATCACATTTTTATCTTTTGATTCAAATATTAAAAGATAAAAAGATTCAAATATTAAAATGGAATAAAATTACTATTTTTATTTATACAAACTATATTGCAGTATTGATAATGGTCGCTGAAATCTGTTATTAAAAATGTTCCACTCGATGTCAAATATGAAAAATTATAAAATCCTTTTTGTCGCAAATAGTCAATAACATCGATTAATTTAGTATTATTATCAATAAATGTACCGCCATATTCAAATTGAATAATACTTACACATTCTATGTATTCTTCGAAACCTTGTAATACATTTAACTCATAACCCTCTGTATCTATTTTTATAAAGTCTATACTTTTTACATTTTTATCAATAATATAATCTTTTGCCTTTTTTATATGCAATAATATTTTATTTGAATCATCGCTAACAATACAACTATTTACTCTATCATAAAACGACTGATATCTTGGATAATAATATAAATTTTTATTTTCATTGCCTAATCCGAAATTATTAAAATAAGATATAGTATTTACATTTGATTTTTTTGACAACTCCTGTATAAAATCATTTACAGGGTCAAAATAATGAACCTCACCACAAAAATTAATATACTCACTATCGTAACGGCATCCAATATCAAATATATTTTTAATATTATTTTTTATAGATGAAAAAAAAAGTTCTTCTCCGTTTGTTTTGGGGTCACAGTTATTAAACATAATTATATTGTATATAATTTTTAGTTTTTATTATATTACACAACTTATATATTTTAGGGAAGATATTTTTATATTTAACATAATATCAAAAACATTTAAAAATATTTAAAAATAAAATTTTATACTTTATATACTATATAAACATGTTGAAAACTGTTAGCTTACTTGCTATTTTACCCGCACTTACGTTTGCCTTTTTTATTCCTTTCCCTGTTTCTGGTCCAAGTCATTCAGTCGCGAACGAGGCGACAGTAGTAAAACATAATCATCCAGAGAATTTTGACAAAGGAGTAAAAATATGCTCTTTTGTAGATTATGTAGATATGGTATTATGTAACAGTAGTGGTTCAAATCACGAGAATCAAAGTAACATAAAAGAATTAAATAATAATTTTAAAAATATTAAGAACGAAAAAAATTCACTTGAATTTAATTTAGAAATGGATCCAAAAAACTTATGTCCTTTACTTGAACTGGTAGATAAGTCATTTTGCAAATCGAGTAAAGGTCTAAAAGTAGGAACAGAAAAAGAGAATATTGACCCAAAAGATTTTTGCCCACTTCTTGAGCTTATTGAGACAAAATTGTGTTCTTAAGATATTTTGTAATAATTTTTATATATTATATTATATTATATAATACAAATAGTATATAATATATGAAAAGTTTAAAATCATCTTCTATATTTACAGCAAATAACTCTATTCCATTAATAATTTTTATTTTTATTTTTCTCGGAGTTGGTATGTTTTTTTTAATACAAAAAACAACTGAAAAGAATAACCAAGATAAGTTAGAAAAACAAAATAGAATAGTAGAAGAGAAAAATATATTAAATAGACCCACTGAAACAATGTCAAATAGTAGCCATGCAAATATGGACATAAACGGTATGGAAAATGCCGATAATAATGATGCTTTCAGCAGTGTTCATAATACAGTAAACGAAACATTCCAAGATGAAGTAGGATTATTTATAAAAAAAGACGAAACGCGACCTGAAATGTATTCGCATAATCCGGTATACATACCCCCGTTTAATGCAGGAAAAGAAACCCGGTGTGTTACAAGACAGGTAAATCGCCCCAATGAAACGAATGTTGTTCAAAGCTCTTTAAACTCAGAACTAGTAAAATCGTCATCTGATGCTTCGTTTTAGAAGTATAAAGTACAAAATATAACGTTTGATATAAAAACAATATCAAAAGTCATATAAAAATAATTTTTAAAGATATATAAAAGTATATAAAAATATACCGTCCATATCATCCATATCATCCATATCATCACAAATGTCTTTTATTGAACAAACCACAACAAATAAAATAGCATTTATTACTGGTATAACAGGACAAGATGGTTCATATTTAGCAGAACTACTACTATCGAAAAACTATATAGTTCATGGTTTAATACGCAGAGCTTCTACTATAAATACATTGCGAATTAGTCATATTTTTGACAACAAAAATTTAAAACTGCATTACGGAGATATTACGGACAGTTCGTGTCTAGAAAAGATACTTAATTTAATTAAAAATGCGTATCCTCGTATGACGCGACTAGAAGTGTATAATTTGGCTGCTCAGTCACACGTAAAGATATCTTTTGAAATGCCGGAATATACGGCAGACACGGATGCGTTTGGGACACTTAAATTATTAGAAGCGATAAGAAATAATAATCTAGAAAAGATTGCGAGATTTTACCAGGCATCAACGAGTGAACTATTTGGAAAAGTACAAGAAACGCCGCAAAATGAAAACACGCCCTTTTATCCGCGTTCGCCCTATGGTGTGGCGAAATTATATGCTTATTGGATAGTGAAAAATTATCGCGAAGCGTATGGTATGTTTGCATGTAACGGAATCCTCTTTAATCATGGTGGAGTAAGAAGGGGGCATAATTTTGTAGAAAGAAAAATAACACTAGGGTTGGGTAAAATAATACGCGGAGAAACAGATAGACTTGTTATGGGGAATATAGATGCAATGCGCGATTTAGGGAATGCTGAAGACTATGTAGATGGGATGTGGCGAATGCTGCAACATGATACACCAGACGACTACGTATTATCGACAAATGAAACGCATACGGTGCGCGAAATGATAGAGAAAGCATTCGGGTTGTGTGGATTTAAAATAAAATGGGAAGGTAGTGGGGTAAATGAGATTGGGTATAATGAGAAGACGGGACAAGTAATGATTTTTATGAATGAAAAATATTACAGACCGGCGGAAGTTGATATATTATTAGGGGACTCTACAAAAGCGAGAACGGTATTGGGATGGAAACCGAAAACATCATTTGATGAGTTGATAAAACTTATGGTTGACAATGATACAAAATGCCCAATATATGTATTATAACGCATAACCTATGCATAATATACGTTGAATATTGATAACTGCAAATAAATATATAAATAATATTAAATAAATGAATATATATTTAATATTAAACAAAAATGGAAAAAATAAATGATAAAAATATTCCAAAATTAGATATACACAATGATATTGAAAAAAAATTAAAATATTTTATTGAAATAAAGAAAATTCCAAATATAATTTTTCATGGAGTATCAGGGTGTGGTAAAAACACACTTGTAAATCATTTTATACACGATATTTATCACAATGACAAAGAAATGATAAAAAATTATGTAATGGAAGTAAATTGTGCGCACGGGAAAGGTATAAAATTTATTAGAGAAGAGTTAAAATTCTTTGCAAAAACAAATATAAACTTAAAAGATGGCGAAATTTTTAAAACTATTATTTTATTAAACGCAGATAAGCTAACAATAGACGCACAATCGGCATTACGTCGGTGTATTGAATTATTTAGCCATTCTACAAGATTTTTTATAATTGTTGAAGATAAATATAAATTATTAAAACCGATTTTATCTAGGTTTTGTGAAATATATGTACCAGAACCTATTGTAAATGGTAAAGTAATAAATTTACACAGTTATGCATTAAATGAAATATACAGTTTAGGAAAAGTGATAAAAAAGAAGATGGACAATCTTAAAAAGGATTTAAAACTGGATAAAAAGTATACACTAAACGAACTTATTAGTCTTTGTGTAAAATTATATGAAAATGGATATAGTTGTTTAGATATTATAAGTTTTATTCATAACAGTTCATTGCATGAAAGTAAAATATATGAATTCATGGTTATTTTTAATAAGATAAAGAAGGATTTTAGAAATGAGAAATTACTAATGTTATTTATATTAAATTTTTTTCTTTTTCGTAGTGATTCCACTTTAGAAAATATTTCATTTATGTAAATGGACGACTTTTCTTTGAATAGTTTACAAGAATCTCGCAATGAGTGGTGTTCGCGATTAATCACAGTGTTGACGCCTTGCATTATAGACGGTGTTAAGTCAATATTTGAAGAATCATGGAAATTGTGTGTTGAGAATGATGAAAAAACAAAATATTTAATGACATTCCAAAACTTTCTATCGAGAGTTCCAAAGTGGAATCCTAGTATTATTTCGCAAGAATGTTCTCGTATTAAAGAGAAAAGCAACTGTACATATATTTCTGATCTTATAACTTGTGTTCATATCATTCAGTTAAAGATGTTGTCATGTATGCGTGTCGGAACAAAACAGAAGAAGGTGGATGTTAATATTCCATCTTTAGACGATTTTGTCCATCACATATATATCAATGCTGCACGAAAAATATATACAAATGTATATTTATTTGAGATGGGTATATCATCATTAAAGTCTCAAAAAAATTCGAGAGAGTTGGAGATTATTATTAAAGAGTGTATTTTACAGACAGTTCGCGAAACAATTCCCGTGGAAGAGCTATTAAAATTATATATGAATGAAACCGTCGAAAATGCCGTCGAAGTTCATGAAAGAGAGGAAATTATTTCCCAAGAACCGGTCATCGATAAAACCGTCGCTGGCAATATTTCTGAGCCAGAACCTATGTCGGCAAAACAACTTGCCGAAGAAGCCGAAACACTTTCGAAGATAAAAGCAGCGTCTTTTGCATCTACGCCGGAAGCATCGGGTGTAAGTTTTAACATGGACAATAACCAGGTAATACCTATTGAAAATATATCTAGCGAATCTCGTCAGGATGACAATTACGACAATGATAACGATGACGAATATGATGACGACGACGACGATGACAATGACAGTGTTAAGCTAAATATAGGCGACAACGTTGAGTTAAATGTTGACCCATTCCCTAGCGACGATGAAGACAACGACAGTAATATAGATTTAAAAATAGAAGAAATCCCCATGATTGATGACTTTTAACAAATAAATACATAATGTATTTTTAATATTTTTAATATTTATAAATATTAACTTAAAAATGCAAAAACGCTTAAGATGGGAAGTTGAGGAGGATAAGCCGCCACGGGGTATGCCACCACGGGGTATGCCACCACGGGATATGCCAAAACAATACCCTTATGCAACAGTAGTTCCGTTAAATTTTGGTCGCGGGCTTCGTGGAAGTGAGAAAATGCATACAGTCGATACGACGGCTGATGAATTTTTGAGAAGCGAGGATAGATATAAATCAAACGTGAAAAGAGCGAAAGATCAATGCAAACCATATGTGAAAGAAAGTCGTAAAGTAATCAAACGCATTATTAGTCTCGAACAAAACAATGAAAGAACGCTTGATGAATTGAAAAGAGCAACAGCTTCATCACTCGCGAATTTAGACAAAAAAACACTGCGAGATATGTATAAACTTGAACTTTTGCAAAACAATGAAATAATTATGAGATATAAAGACCGATTGAATGAGCTGAAAAGAATACAGGAGCTTATTTATAGAGTGCATGAAGCTCCTCTGAAGGAGCGTAAAACCATTATAGATGCAAGTGAAATACATCATAGTAAACCTTATGTTCAATTTTTAGGTACCAGAGTCACCCAAGGGGGCAGAAGTCGCAAAAAAAAAAATAAGACAAAGAAAGTTGCACGAGTGCATTGATTAACAATAATTTATATTTATATTTAAAAATAAAAATTATTTATGTATTTTAAAGATTTAATAAAGTATTTATAAATTGTTATTCGTAAAAACCTGTAATAGATTATTCCCTTATAAAATAAATGGACAACTTGTATGTTTCTGCCGGAATTGTTGCATGTATCTTTCTTTTAGCAAAATTCATAGAAATACGGTTTATTTCAAAACCAAGCGAAGATGAAGCACCCGACTCAAAACCGATGAAGAATGCTCTTCGAGATGCCGCTATCGTATTTGTTTGTTATATTTTAGGTCATTTTATTGTTACTCAATTCAACGAGTCTCCCGTTATTTTAGGTTCTAAACCTGATGTGTTTACAGGCGCACCTGGATTTTAAACGTTTTCACATTTTCACATTTTCATATTTATATAAATATTATAAATATATGAAAAATATTATTGTAATATAGAGCTATTATTGTAAATATAGTTTTTACATTACTCCATATAGCACGGCATTTTATCGATATTTACTATTCTGTTCGACGATTTAACTTTTTTCTTAGGAAACTCGTAACTGGCAAAAATCGGCTTCGACAACTGCGCTTGCGGTGTATGGTTATGCACACTTCGCGCAATCATCTTATATAATTTAAAATCAGGATAACGCTCCTCGCCATTCGCCTTATACAAAATATTCCTATTTTGGTCATCCGTAACCCACTCCACTATCAACTTGGACAAAGGCTCCTTTTTACATATCGCTGCAACATTACTTATATCATCAATAAAATAATCAAAAATAGAACACCCAAGACGACATAAATCAAAACTATAATTCGGTTCTAAACGAGGTTTATTATCGTTAAAATAGGGTTCGCAGTTATATTGCGTTGCTGCGTCGCCTGTCATACTAAAACTGTCGCTACATATGGTTTTGGATTTATATTTATAAATAGCGCGACCAAAGTCGATAATCTTGAAAGTGCGATTATATGTAGGTACGCGGTAATATTTCTTATTGTAATGATAATATATGTACTCCTTTTCGGTGTATATGTACATGATATTGTTTGTATGTAGGTCATTGTGAGTAAATCCGAACAACTTCTGATATGTAATAAGCGTCATAATAACCTGCATAAGTGCGGACCTCCATTCATTCTCGGTCATTTCTTTTTCTTGCATCATGAGAGAGTCGAGTGTATTTTCGCATTTCTCTAGCATAATTGCTGACACCGGAAAATTCTTAATTGTTGCCCATAGTGTTTCATCATCTTCGTATTCATCGTCGTCGTCATCGTCGTCATCGTCGCATTCATCTTCTCCTTCGCTATCACTATTGCTATTGTCTCCGCTTTCACCATCTTCATGCTCATCCTTGCCATCCTTGCCATCCTTGCCACCACTTACAGTATGATCAAGACAAATAATATCATCAATTTCACAATCACTTCCGGAGCCATCATCACCGTTGTTATGACCATCACTTGTATAAGATGACCGCGAAGAACATGAACCGGATGTGAAGGAGTCATTGCTATCACTATCATTGCCGAAATGAGAATCTTTGTTTAATACAATACAATCTACTTCTTCAATTATATTTTCATTATCTCTAACTATATCATCTAATTTTAATATTAATAAATCTTCGTCGCCTGGTAGTTCTGATGGTTCGGATGGTTCGGTTTCTTTACTATCAATATTATCAGAAGAAGTATTAAATATAGAACTCAATTCATTGTTCACTTTATCAAACTCATCGTGAACAACTATAGTTGACTCGTCTATCGTTTCGTTTGTTTCAATAGTAATTTTTTCTTTTTTGTTCCTTGTATTTTTTTGTTGTCTATGCGCGTAGTTTGAATGAGTACTATCTTCGTCATTATTGACATACTCGTTATGATTGTCATCGTCATCGGAGAATTCAATATCTTCAACTTCAAAAAGAATATTTTTATTCTTATTAAAATAAGGATTTTTATCCAAACATTCTATATCATCAATTACGTTGTAATAAAAATCTTTTTTAATAGCATTGAATGAACCGTAGAAATTAAGACCATGAATAAAGTCATGACAGTTTAAAATTTGACTCGATAAATATGAAAAAAAAGCATCAACATATGATGCATTATTTTTATCATTTGCTTTTAATAGCCCCTTTCTCTCAAGTTTTGATAGCACAGGAATATCTAAAATGTCGCCATTTACATTTAAACTTTCATATTTTCCCAACATATATTTAACAGGATCAATTAAAGGAGAAAATTTAATAAAAATAGGTTTATGAAGAATTGTTAAAGATTCGGAAGTACTTTTAAAAGCATCTACAACGGCAGCTTGTATATTATTTTTATCAACGACGCCTGATAAAGCCGATACATAAAAACGCTGGTTCAAATTTATAGAATTATAGTTTGTCTCGTTTAAATTAAAATAGTTTTCATAAACAGGCATATAGTTTTTACTATTTACTATACCGAGTTCCGATTCTTCTAAAGAAGCAAAAAAATCACGATTGTTGAGTTTTCTATAGTTTAAAGAAAATGTACTTTCTCCAAAAATAGGCTGGTCGTCGCAAATCTCCATCGTCGATTACTTAATTAATTAAATACATATTTTTATTACTTTTTAAACTAATAAAAATACTAAATATGCGACTAAATACTAAATATGCGTTTTAAAATTATATGCGTTTGTAAATTATATATTTTTTAATATATAGTATAAATAAGTAAATATATATAAAATATACAACAATGAGCGTAGGTTTAGAATTAGCAAAGTTTGATATGAGGTCAATTAGTTTTAGACCCGATGAAAATAAAGGACCCGTTATTGTTCTTATCGGACGACGTGATACCGGTAAAAGTTTTTTAGTAAAAGACTTAATGTATTATCATCAAGATATCCCCATCGGTACTGTTATATCCGGCACAGAAGCAGGGAACGGGTTTTTCGGAGAGCATGTTCCTAAATTATTTATTCATGATGCTTATAATACGGCAATTATTGAAAATATTTTAAAACGCCAAAAAGCCGTATTAAAACAGATGAAAAAAGAGATAGAGTCGTATAAAAGAAGCACAATTGACCCGCGAACATTTGTGGTATTGGATGACTGTCTTTTCGATAACAAGTGGACCAAAGATGTCATGATGCGTTTACTTTTTATGAACGGTCGTCACTGGAAAATCATGTTGGTAATTACGATGCAGTATCCTCTAGGTATTCCTCCCAATTTGCGAACTAATATTGACTATGTTTTTATTTTACGTGAGCCATATATTGGGAATCGTAAAAGAATCTATGAGAACTACGCCGGTATGTTTCCGACATTTGAAAGTTTTTGCCAGGTTATGGACCAGTGTACCGAAAACTACGAATGTTTAGTAATTAATAATAATGCAAAATCGAATAAATTACACGACCAGATATTTTGGTATAAGGCGCAAACACATGGTCCGTTTAAATTGGGGGCAAAAGAATTCTGGGAAATGTCGAAAGATATTCACTCGGATGATGAGGAAGAACAATACGACCCTGCAAATATTAAACGCAAAGGTCAAGGTCCGAAAATCAAGGTGAATAAAAATAAGTGGTAGTAATTGATGATGGTAGTGGTGGCGATGGTGGTGGTTGTAATTTTAAAATAACGAAAACATAGTATTTATAATTTTATGTGAAGCTTGATTTAAAGACTTAGTAGATTTCTCTGAATCATCGCTTTCGTGATAAGTAACTCCTAATGTTACACATGGTATACTAAAATAATTTGAAAGCAAAAATGTTATATAAATACTTTCCGGACCTGTCAATATTTTATTAACATTACTTGCTTGAGGTGTGTTAGATGTATTCGACATTATTAAGTGATTTAATTTTTTATTATTAGAATTTGTATAATTATTTATGGTAATAGTATCCTTGATTAGATATTTTGTTTTTTTATATATGTCGGTGCATTCAATATAATTCGGAAATTCAGAATTGTATTTATAATTTTTAAAATCATTATGTATAACACATGAAGTCATGTGAAAAATATGTTCGGATTTAAAATAGTTGCTAGTTATAATAGATAAATCAATAATACACGATGGTTTAATTTCGGTAATAACATTTTTTAGTTTTTCTATCATAGATTTCTTATTCTTGTATTTACTAAAACTACCTCTCGTCAAAAAATAATAATTATCATCATATACGTATATAACACCATTTAACAATTTCATTTTTACAGAATATTCTTTCATCATCCCAAGCGTAAACCGAATATTATTTTCAATATTTAAATTATCTATTATTATAAAAGCATTTTTAATAGTTAAAGATACAGTAGCGTTGTTAAATTTACTATGAAATGGTTTCTGGTCTTTTAATAAATCTAATATCCACGTATTCTCTGATAACTTTGCAGGAGTATGTGTAAAAATACTATTTATCCAATAATAATCTTTTCCATTTATTTTTGTAGGAGATGTTATTATAAGATGTTCAACACCTAATACATCTACCGAGTATTTTACATTATTAATAACTAGTTGTATACAAGTATATACTGGTTTTCCTGTATCGTTTTCAAAATAATAATGATAACCATTTGGCGTTTTTTCACAAACAGTATCTTTTGGAATTTTATCAATTAAAAAATCGGCACTTGCGAGACTTTTCTTTGTATCAAAATCTAAAACTACATATTTGTCATTAATCATACCAATTGCGTTTTTATTTTTAAATTCGATATGTTTCGTATTTTTTAATTTTGTAAAATTCATTATATGTTTTTTTTTAAACTCTTCAAAATATAAAATATTATAATTTTTAACATTTACTCCCATATCTTGTAATTTATAAAAATCGGTTTTTAACCTATACATATATAATGCATTAGATATCGCCCTATATAAGAAATAAATGCATATAATAATAGCAGCTATAATGAATAATAAACAAACCAAGTTAATAAATACATTATCGCTATTAAATGATTTAAAATAATTACTTACTACATATTGTTTTACCTTTTTATTCATGCCAATTAAAAAACAAATATTATATATTAGTGACATATAATATTTAACATATAATATTTAATAGGTAAAATGTTTATTTCATGTTAGTTTCATCTTAATTCTCGAAATGTGTCAGTTTTGACAAACCATGGTCGCTGTTTTTATCAAGAACAACATTCTCGGCTTCAAACATGCTCTTCTTAATATCGTCAATAGTAGAATCCTCATCCAAGCCATCAAAGTTCGCAGCATTTGAAATACCAACCAACTCCCCATCCGCATTAATGGTCTGAGTAAGTTTATTGCCAGACTCCTCCGCCTTCTTCATATTCTCTTCGATCGCCTTCTGCCTAGCTTCGCGCACACGTTTATCGAATTCCTGTTTTGCAGTCTCTTCATTCTTCTTTTTATCGGACATAAGTTGATTGAGAGTCTCCTCCATGTACTCGACGCGTCCCGTCTTGTATGCCTCTGGATGAAAAGGAACCCACATACCAACTTGTCCTACATAAATATCGTGATTGGGGTCGACCTCGCGCAACAATTTACAGCGAAGTTCTGCCTCGCCTTGTGTAGCAAAAACGCCGCGCACTTTGATGCCTCTTGTAGATGTTTGGAATCCGTGTTTTTCGCCGAATTTCTGCTCAAGTTCGTCTTCATTATTATCCAAAAATGTTTTATAGTCGTCGCTAATTAGAGTGCCAGATGTTGCGCGAATCGCCTCGCCTTCTTCCTTTGTAAACTCCTGGAAGTCCGCAGTAAGTTTTTCGAAAGAAAGAGAATACTTAAATGATACAAAGTTGAGAAACTGGGTAAATTTTTCCATTGACTTTTTGTAATCCCACTGCTTCACAAACTCTTCGAACAAAAACTGCTCCTTTTGTTTGATAATATGCTCCGGGGAAACGAATGAAAGACATACGAATTTTTGCCCAGCGATTGGTTTATCTTCTTCCAATAAGTCGACATATTTTGTATTTTCTTTTCCATCGGGTAAATATTTAGGAGTAACTCCCTTTGGCAAACTATTTGATTCAGACATTATATTATATAATTAAATAATTATTTTAAGTAAGTTTACCATTTATTAATTTATACATTTATAAATTGTACGCTTACTTATTTATTAATTTTAATAAACTAATAAAATAATATTTTTTTCTACATTATATTTATAATGTACGGAACACTTGACTTTAGTGAGCTTTTTAAGCGCTTTATTAAGTATATTATCGAAGGTCTTTGTGTCGCGATAGTTGCTTACTCTATACCATCACGCTCTCTTAAATTAGATGAAATTGCGTTGATTTCTCTTGTAGCAGCCGCCACCTTCGCCATTTTGGATGTTTATGTCCCCACTTTAGCTGTTTCTGCTAGAACAGGTGCTGGTTTCGGTATTGGTGCTAACCTTGTTGGTTTCCCCACTCCTCTCAAACTTTAAACACTTGAAGATATAAAATTTTAAATTTTTAAATTAAAGCGTTTATTTAGAGACTATATGGATAATATTTACTATTTACATTTTATTATGTAAATAATAAATAATCGTTACTTACTTTATAGAAGGTTATTTTTTTAATTATATAAATATGAGTGATAGTCAGGGTAGTGAGGATAGTGATGATATGGGTAGTCATGATACACCTTTATATCTATCACCAGAACCAGAACCTACCGTAACACTAGCAAAAATATTTATTTCACATGATGCTAAAAGTAAATACGTATGGACTGGAAAAGAACCAGTAGTTGGAGATCAATTATTTGTTTATGCTTATATAGGCGATGCGATATATAGTAGTTATATGCCAAGAATATATCTTGATAAACCTGATTATCTTGATTTTACAAAAATGCATTCGGGTCCATATGATACATTTAAAGGTGTATCTTATTTGCATAGTAAAGATGGTTCTATTATATTACCGTTAATGCAAGGAGCTCATCTTCATAGTCGACCAGAACAAAGTAATTGTAGAATTTATCAAGATAACGATACGACTACATTTTGGTATAAACTTTGTGATGATTGTTATGGACATGATAGAGTAATTTCTACTATTGTTCATGATAGTATTAGACCTATTCGTCTTTCAGAAATAGGAAATCCTTGTAGTATAGATAAAAAATACACACCTTTTTGTGGATATCTCCCAGGCGAGTGTTTATTTTTATTTAAAAGAGAATGTAATCAAACATATAAACCTTTAAAAGGTAATACTTTAAAAGGTATTTCAAAAAATACTAAAAAAAGAAACTTGTCGAGGTCGTTACGCAGGGGCGGCGGCAAAACTCGTCGAAAGTTTAAAGTAAAAAAGCGACGAAATAGAAGAATAAGAAATACGATGAAACGAAGAAAAACTGCATTGAAACGAAGAAAGTGACGAAAGTAAGTCTAATAAAATAATAAAATAATAAAATAATAAAATATTTTGTTATTTTATAATGAAGTTAAGTAGGCGTGGAAAACGTACAAAATGCACCAAACGCACAAAACGCACAAAAAATATTAAGTGTAGGAGAAATACAAAACGCCATCTTAATAAATATAAGCGTAAAAATACATATCGCAAACATTCTCACAAACTTAGAAAAAATAAGAGGGTTATGAGAGGTGGGGTGGAAAATGTTACATTGGAATATACAACAAGCGACAGTTTTAGTAAGTTTAAAAATTTGTTTGGTAGTTTACAAAAAGGTACTTTTACTGTTGAATTAACGTTTCATGGTAGTCTCATTTCTGAAACAAGTAAAGGTAATGAAACCATGAAAAGTACTCTTGACCATGCTGTTAAAATGGTTAATCATCAGGTTAATAGTATTAATAGTACACAAACATTTCAATCTTATTTTATTCCAGAAACACCAGATGTATATAATTTTACTCTAATTATGAAAAAAGATGATAAAGAATTTGAAGTAAAATTTGTAGTAAAAGTAAAAAAATATAATTTTCGTTTATTTAAAATAAAAAATCCTGAATCATATGGTATTGATTTTACATTTACTAATGGTCCAAAACCAGTAGTTTTAGGCGATAATAACGATTATGGTAATGAAGATAAGAATGAGTATAATGGTATTACATATTCTTCGGGTGCTAATCCAACCACTTTTAATAATTACGAAATAATGAATAATAATCCTCAGCCTTTTACGATTGTACCAACAGGTCAACCAGAAAAAAAATATATGTTTCGTATAGAATATGTACATGGACATAAAGAAAATAATAGTTTTTTTTCGAGTATATGTAGCAAAATGATAGAAAACATACTCAAAAATTATAAAGTAAAACTGTTAGCTGTTTTAAATCAATCACTACAACAACAAACACCACAACATATTGCACCCGAAGTTAATGATAACACTAAGTTAGCCGCCAGTAATACTGTTTCAATAGAAGAAGAAGTATCTAATGATGAATAGTAACAACAACAACAACCACCACCACAACAACAACCTACTGCGTCGGGATAAAGACCCAGTTCAACTCCTCGCAAATTTTCTTCCATATATCATCCTGTTCTATCCTCTTCTCTTTATCTTTCAACATCGGAAAATAAGAAAGAAATTCGGTCTTCTCCAGAAGTTCGCACAGTTTATAAACCGTATAATAATAATTCAAAAAATTCACACGGTCATCCGGGCAAAATTTCGCATACGGTCCCTGTATCTCCATAAAAAGATTACACAACGTCTCTTCTAACTCCGGCGTCATAATCGGCGGTTTAATACCAAGTTTGTCTTTAATAAAAGGAATATGCTCGTAATATTTATTATATCCCAATTTTTTGAGCACCTCTTTCGCTTTCGAATTCGTAAATTTTGAAAGAGGGATACGCTCCTTATGAAGTTGTTGCTTGATATTTTCGAGAACTTCTTCCGGGATTTGCGTAGTTTCTTTTGCCTGAAACTGGGCAAGAATTTCTTTAAAATGATTGATTCTTTTATACGCATAAAAACACGCTTCTTTCGGCGGTTCTTTATAAGACGGCTTCTCATTTTCGATAAGATAGGTAACTTGTTTAGCACACATGTTACATACCATAATCCCCTCATGTTCGACAGGAATCATCTCGCCTTTATTACACGACTGACATATATCGGTGGCATACGTATAGTCGTTTATGTTGATAAATGTCTGGTCAAGATTTGTAAAAAACTTTTGAACATTATTGTCATTCGCACGCGTCAATGCATTTTCATCAAACGTCTTATCATTTACTTTGAAAAAAGAGTTAAGAATCGTTGTTTTATTTGTACCATTCGTAATTTCCTTTTTGTTTTCAAAATAGTCGAAAATAAATCTGCTGTTGTTCAAGTAATAGTCTTTAATCTTCTTCTTATTTTTATAAATTTCCTCTTTAATATCATACAAAGAATCTTGCAACTCTATTTTATCATTCACCTCCAATATAATTTCAGCGTCATTTAATTGTTTCACTATTTCGTTTTTTCTACGAATTAATGTAGGTAACACTTCGCTATTAATTATGTTAAATTCGCACTGTAGTTCGCGATGAACACTATCTAGCGTCATTATTCGTTTCTTGTCTACAAAAATTTTTTTATTTGTCTTATGTTTAAAAGATGGCATCTATATATCTATATTTATATATTTACTATATTGTTATAAGTATAACTTTTTTAATATATAATAATTAATAATTATATCTAGTTATTTATTTTATTTTAATATACTTACATTTATATATAATAACATATAATGTACAATAATTTACAAAATATTCAAAAAGAAGGTGAAAGAGAAGGTGAAAGAGAAGGTAAAAGAGAAGGTCAAAGAGAAGGTCAAAGAGAAGGTGAAAATAAACCCAAAAAAAAATCATTTATTGTTACTTTAAGAGAATTTTTAGATAATAAGACAGGTACTATATTATCAGTTGCAACCGCTACTGCGATAGCGTTTGCATTTAAAGATTTAGTTCTTAGTATAGCAACTAATATTGTACATCCATTATTTATAAAAATAATATTACTTATTGGATTAAATAAATATGTAAATTTAGGTGATAATAATTCTTATAATATCATTAAAAATTTTATGAATTTTATTATATCGTTATTTAGTTTTATAACTACTTTATTGATAACATATTATTTACTAGAAGTATTAAATAATAAAAGTTATTTTTTTTGATAAATATTGGCAATGAAATGAAATGAAATGAAATGAAATGAAATGAAATGAAATGAATAAATATGAATTATTAAATAATAAAAAACACAATATAAAAAATACAATATAAAAAATACAATATAAAAAATATAATAAAGTAAAGTAAAGTAAAATAGAATGAGCGAACAAAGCGGTGCATTAAAAACGGGAGATATTCTTTTATGCGACAATCTTGAATACAAATCATGGGGGTTATTTAGTTGGTTAATAAAGTTTTTGACAAAGAGTGACTTTTCGCACGTTGGTATGATTGTAGTAGACCCCGAATTTACAGACGTTCCATTAAAAGGCACATATGTGTGGACATCAGGTATTTCAGATATTCCAGACCCGGAAGATAATACAAAAAAATTTGGAGTTCAATTTATTCCATACGAGCACTTTATTTCGACATATAGTGGAAAAATATATGTTCGCAGAATCGAATTCAAAGACACGGAAGAGTACGAGAAAATATTCAATAATGAAAAGTTGAAAGAAATACACAAGGTTGTATATGATAAACCGTATGATATTGTTGTTACAGATTGGATAGAAGCTTACTGTAAAAAGGACCGTCATCCTCAGAAGACGTCGAGATTTTTTTGTAGTGCATTTTTGGGTTATGTATATACAAAGTTGAGCTTATTTGACGAGACATTAGACTGGAGTATTCTTTATCCGAGTTATTTTTCTAGTGAAAACAAGACACTTTCTTTGCTTCATGAAGCAATACTATCAAAAGAACACCAAATCGCGGGATGAATTATAAAAAGTTTAGAGTTGTAAAGTTTAGGGAGTTTAGGGAGTTTAGGGAGTTTAGGGGTTTTGCAAAATAGTAAATAGTAAATAGTAAATAGTAAATACGAATAATGTTAGGAATGCATTAATGTTTTCTCTATAAAAATAAAATAATGTTATCAAATAATTTAGACACATGTGCTAAAAATGATAAAACACCTGATATCAGTACCGGTTCGAATCTTTTAACCGCGAATATAAACATAGAGTCATTGGATATTGCGAACATTAAGAGAGAGACATACTATAAAATGAAATTTATTATTAACTGTTTAGAGAAAAATATGGCTATTAAAAAAAGGAAAACAATTTTTTATTTAAAAAATTTAGAAGATTCAACAACGGAGATTATAACAGAGGACTATTTAAACAAACGCATTATTCATAAAATATACAACCCTACTAGTACGAATGGGCAAGGGCAGGGGCAAGGGACAGGGACAGGGACAGGACATCCGCAAGTTAAGGCTCCGTATAATTTAGAAACAATGAAAAGAAAGGAAGATATAATACCATTAAAAGAAGGTATTCATGCATTAAAGAGCCTATTAGATAAGGGCAAATTAGATATAAACATTGAACAAAAAAATGATATATATTTGATGATATTTTTGACGAATACTTTAGAAAATGGGTGGAGTATAAGAAAAAAGAATGACGAGTATGTTTTTAGGAGAAAGCATGAAAAACAAACCGAGATATACTCTGATGAATATTTAGTAAATTTTTTGAAATCAAACATGAATAACATTATTGCATGAATTGCCTCGACCTCTTATCGCT